ACAGAATTCAGTCAAGTACGGACGGTCACCGGCACAAACCCGCGAAGCAATTTGGTCACGTTTGACAGCAAAGGGTTTCAGTTCCCGCGAGGCCGTCCGTACTGCTGAAACCGATGAGGGCGTGGTGCAGGCATTGGATACGCTGTGGGTCGATACCGAGGAACAAGCCACCTCGTATCTCAACACGCTGGCCCGCACAAACCTGTTTGAAGCGATGAACGAGGCGCGCTATGCGGAATTCACCGATCCGGCCCTGGACAATTTTGTCGTCGCGTTTCGCTATTCCGCAATTCTTGACGAGCGAACTACTGAGATTTGCCAGTCGCTCGATGACAGCGTGTACAACGCTGATAACCCGGTTTGGGATGAGTACCGCCCGCCTAACCACTTCAATTCTGTACCGAGTTCAACGCTTGTCACAACGTTACGCGGCGAACTTCCGATCCGTGAAGTGATCGCGGGCGATATGGTGCTCACGCATCGAGGACGATATCGCCCAGTCTATGCCGTGATGCGCAAGCGAGGCGATACCGATACCTTACTTGCCATAAAGACCGACACCGGAGGGGTGCTGCGCGCTACGGGTGAGCACCCGGTACTGACGACGCGCGGCTGGAAGCGGTCCGATGAGCTGCAGGTTGGGGATGTGCTCTTTGAGCGTGCGCAGCAGGAAGCCGGGGTGAACGATATGCTTGTCCCGGACCCGAAGCACTTTCCATCCCTGTTTGACCAGCCATTGATCCCGTATGAGGTCGTGTCGGGCGCGCTCGGGTCGATGATGCGACTTCCCGTCCAGTTCCAGAAGGATGCGATGGGCGGGGAATGCGAAGTCTGCGATGTATCGGCCGATGACGAACTGGAATTCGTAACCGATTTCACTGCGGCCGAACAGGGCGATCAATTGGGATTCCGCCCGCGTGGGTTTGGATCGCATGGCCCGAGCTTGTCCCGAGACGACGTTGTTCTGGTGGGTGTGCCACGGGTTAGCGCGTTTCATGCGGAGGGCGGCATCGGGGCGGGACTTTCCGAAGCACCAATGGTTCCTGCCGGATCGCTTGGCAATCACTTCGGGCAACCGTCCCGTGATGCGCATTTGTTCTCCCTTGGAGCGCACGGCGATACCGTGACGCTTGCACCAGCTAGACAGCATGGTTTTGCCGATTCCCAAGTTGCGCTCGATGGCGCGCAGGGACGTACCGTTCTTCCAGTGACGGACACGGATCAGCCGTTCGACGGCGCGCTTATCACTCAGGTTCATGGCGATGGTCCTCGATGGATAGGTGCCACCATCGTATCAATTGATGCAACACCCTGCAATGAAAGCCTGTGGAATATCGCGGTGCTGGATGATGAAAGTTATGTCGCGGATAAATTCATCGTTCACAACTGCCGCTCGGTACTCATCCCGGTCACGCAGGTAGATGTGCAGGACGGTGAATGGGACGGGCAGGAAAGTGATCCCCCAACGGTACAGCCGCAGGAGGGGTTCAAGTGAACCAGACTGATGCTGAACTGAGCGTGTCGCGCTGGATCAAGCATTTTGGCGAAAGCGTGGCCGAAGCGATGAAGGATGCTGACCCTCAACTGGATCATCCCATGGCGATGTACATGGGCTGTGCGGTCGCGGCGGTGCGCTATGTGGCGTTCTTTGTGAAAAACTCCATACCCATGGACCCAGAGGATGAATTGTTAGACCCCGTTTCCTGCAAGACGGAAATGCTGGAAGCCTTGGCAGAGGAATGGGACAACATCATGGACGGCGAAGATGGAGTAACGAAACAGTGAATAGTGAGGAACCTACCGTTCCCGTCGATCACTGTGCTTGCGCCGAGTGCATCAAATTGCAGGGTACGCAACACATCCTGGATATAATGCAGGCTGCGTATACCGAATTGATCGCGCGCGGGATGGTGCCCAAGGAGTTGCGCTCAGTATCGGCCGAGGAATATGCGATGGCCGAGAAGGCTTTGAGCGGAGTGAGGCCGTCCTGAGACGCAGGATTTACGGACTGTTTATGACTCCGCCCGAAACGGTGGATGAACGTGAATTGCGCGACCTGTTTCCAGACTACTTTCACAAGATGATTGATGAGACTGGCGAGGATGAGCTTGAGGACTCTGAAAAATCTAACCCCTATCGTGAGCTGGTGTTGACATGACGCAGCAGACCATCGGTATTGGTTCCTCACCGAATGACGGGACGGGCGATACTGCGCGCGTTGCTTTCAACAAGGTGAACGGGAATTTTAATGAACTTTACTACCAGATCACGACTGGTGAAACCAATGCTGGTTTAACCATTGTCAATGCTCAATACCCGCCCGGAAACGTACTGCGTTACGGAAATAACACCGTTCCGGGCACCACGGACATGCTTCCGGCGTTCAATGCGGCGCATAACTCAAGCGGGGCAGCCCCCACATGGCTTGGCCCGAACATCACCATCCCAGCCGGGACATACTTTCTAAATGGGACATGGGAAATTCGCAGGGAAGTTCATGTATTCGGAGCAGGCTGCGGCTCTGAAATTGGAGCTTCTACAACATCTTTGACTTTTCCATCAAACACGACAGGGATTCGGTTGTTCAGTAACCGGGAAACCGGAGAGTCGTCCAACAACTCAGCTCATTCGACGTTTCAGAACATCCATCTTCAAGCACAATCGAAAGCATCAACAGGACACGGCATTCACTCTCGGGCACGGGCCTATTTCCACAGCGTTCGCGTTGATGGGTTCAAAGAAGATGGGTTCCATTTCTACGGAGACTCCGCAACATCTGCGGGTGACTGCAATCAGTGGATGATGTCATTCTGCGATGCTAACGATAACGGGGGGCACGGATTTTTCGTACAGGGCGCGGATTCTAACGCGGGGCTTTGCATTGGATGCAATTTCAAAAGCAATGGCGGATGGGGGATTTACGATAATTCATTCCTGGGGAATACGTATTATTCGGCACACCTGAACGATAACGCCATCGGCTCGATCAAATCAAAAGGCTCCTCCAATGCCAGTACTTTTCACCATCCGTATATCGAGGCGTATGGTGCGTTTGGCGCAGAGATTGACCCTCCTGCAATGTTCTTTGGCGGAATGCCGATTGGGTACCCGTATATCACGATCAGCGGGGATGGGTCCGGGGCAACCGCAGTCGCGTTTATAAACAACGGAGGAGTGCAGTCTGTCTATATCACCAATCAGGGGAGCGGATATACGACAGCCAGTGCATCTATTTCGTATCACGGAAGCGGATCGGGTGCCACCCTGAATACCCCGACGATTAGCGGTGGGAAAATTACGTCCATTACCGTGAGTGCCGCCGGATCAGGTTATGAGGGAGCCCAGAATTTCGGAGCCTTGGTACAAACCGGGACTCAGGGAGGAATGCAAACTAATGATTTCTACGTCAACAAGCGGAGAGATTCGGTCCGCTACGGCACAATGCGATTCTGCGACGCCAAAGATGCGTTCATTACACTAAGCCATGTGGGTGTTAGTAATAACCTGACGTTCCTGAAGTGGAATGATGGGGAGAAAACATTTACATGCACTGTTAACAACACTGATAGTGGTGGGCAGGTTGGCGCGCATATACAAGTTGACCCGTCTATATCAACTTTCACTGGGGGTAGGGCTAGTGCGCCTCAGGCATCATCGTGGTTATTCCCTAACGGAGTTTGGCTGGGTGGCGCAAATCTACCGGGCAACTCGCGAATGCTGCAAGCGGCCTCGGCCATGCCATCGAGCGGGGGGTATGCGCAGGGAGATTTCATATTCAATACCGGGCCATCTTTGGCCGGGTCTCCTCTTATCCTGCACGGATGGCACAGGCTGACAACCGGGACGAGCCACACGCTAGGAACAGACTGGGCCGCTTGTTATATCCGCACTGACGATGATGCCATTGGAACACTAGCCAACAGTGCAACGCCCTCTGTCAGCAAGGGCGACCGCTGGCTCACTGGCGGGACTACTACGATCACGAATTTCACGAATGGTCAAACCGGGCAAATCATTCGCATCCTATCAGAGCATGCAATCACGATTACGGACGGCACTAACATATTCCTGGCTGGTAGCACCAATTTCGTGATGGCGAATACCGACTCACTCACGCTCATACAGAAAGCGGATGGCAAGTGGTACGAGCTTGGCAGGAGCGTGAACTGATGAAGTCCTCAAAGATATTGCTGGCGTTGATTAACTCGAAACTTGATTTACTTACACACAAGGTGGAACAACTCATGGCTACTGAAGCTGAAGAACTTTCGAAACTGGCCGATATTTCGTTGGT